TTATTCTAATGATACAGAATCGAGAGATTCTTTTACCTGTCTGAGATTTGATTGCGTAGATTCATCTTCTATTGCATCGGCTCCACGATATACATATTTAACTGTCTGCAAAGCATCTTGACCTAAAGTTGCGCATACATCGTTAATCCCTTTGCCTTCAAATGAGTATTCGAGAAAAGCTCCATAATACATGACTTTTTCCATGGTTTCATTATCTGTAAAGTAGTTTGGATAATTGTCCTTCAAGTATGAAAGCGCTTCTTTGCAGGTATCTAAATCCAACTGACCGTCAGCATCAGATTTAGCTTTATTTACGATGCTATCTACCATTGCAGAAGTATTTGCTTCTGGTTCCGGTGCTTCTGTTGGCGTAATATTATCTGCGACATTAGTAGTAGAAGCATCAGTAGAACTATCGGTAGAACTATCTTTATGGCTTGTGGAACCGATTCCTCCAATTATTAATACTGCAAGCACTACGTAAAGCCATTTCTTTTTCATAAGAAAAACCTCCTGATTTTTATGGAATGAATTTCCAGTATAATAGAAATGCTTTTGCTAAGAAATAAGGTTATGAAGATATTGTTAAGCGAAATTATGTATAGCAAAAACATTTCAGTCCGGCAGCTCTCTGTCAGATCGGGAATATCCAAGTCCACAATAGATAATATAATGAACGAAGTATATTCGCCAACGATGGAAAACATGGAGCTGCTTGCAAAAGCACTAAAAGTGCGGATTACCGACTTGTTCGAGTCGGATTACAAGTAAAAACAAAAAAGTGTCCAGAATTCTGGACGATTCCCTCTAAATGCATGATTTTTTTGGAAAAAATGTCATAATATACACAGGGAGGGATGATTATGAAAATACTACAAAGCACCTCTTGAAATCGAAAGAATCTTGTTGTATATTAAATACAAACAAATGTTCGATACAGGAGGTACATACTCATGGAAAACGAAAAATACATTACACTTATTATTAAATTACTTGAAAGAAACCGGAATCGCGCAAAAGAGATCTATTATCTCCTTATCGGATTCCTGGAAAGATGATCTACAATTTTATCTGCAGATAACCTCGGAAGGAGTAGCCTTAGTGGCTACTCTTCTTTTTTCTCAAATTTCTTGAATTCTTCATAAATGTAATCCCAGTATTTATCCGGAAGCTCCATCAGCATATTAATACAGAATTTTTTGAATTCGTTCTGCTCGTTTCCCAGTCTGCCAACGGTGTTCAGGTACCGCATATCTTCCGGAATAAACATATTTTCAGGGCCACCAGCTCCGGTCCGCAACCAGTCCTCATTTACATTAAACTCACGACAGATTGATTTTATAGTTTGTTCAGAAAGGTTTACTTTATCTTTTTCGATTTTTGAAATAGCAGATTTCTGGACGCCTATTTGCTCACCAAACTGTTCCATGGTCATTTTTTTACTTCTGCGAACTGCATTGACGCGTTCACCTGGTGTCATTTGATCACCTCCTTCGTGTCTTTATCCAAAGAATATCACCATAGCAAAAGAAAGTCAATACAAAAAGTTGAATTAAGACACAAAAACATATTGACAAAGTTGTTTAAAGACACTATAATGTGTCGTAAAGAAACAGAAAGCGAGGCAACCACCAGACATATAATTCTGGCGAATAAAAAGGAAATGGGCCATTGCAAAAGCAACAGCCCGGTGGTGAGCTACGTTCTACTATAAAACAAAAAATATGTAACGTAAGAAAATTACTTCTTACGGTTCTGTAAGACACAAATAACAGCACAAACGGCTGAAATAATGCCACACAGAGTATTGATATCAAGGTCAATTATTAACCTTAAATATCTCCTTTCTGTTTCTGGTGTTAGAACGTAGCTCTTGTTAAAATCAATCCTTTGCTTACCTCCTTAAAGGTGGCTGGGGTCAATAGTAACAATCTGATTATATCACGTAATTAAGGAGGTGCAAAGGTGATTTACAAGAATATTTGCAGAATTGCAAAAGAAAAAGGAATATCAATTAATTGCCTTGAAAAAATGGCAGGTGTCTCAAGGGGCAGTATCTGCAAATGGGGTTCCAGCGGCGAATCCAATAAGGTAGAGCCTGGAATATGGAAACTTGAAAAAGTTGCAGAAATCCTTGAAGTATCTGTCGAACAGCTTATAAAAAACAACGAAGAGAGGAGATGAAAGGGTAAGGGAAAAACCAGTAATGCACACTGTCAAAGTAAAAATGACAGGATACAAGAAAACTCTGAAAAGAGTGAAGAAATTAAATAAAGAAATGAAACAGCTCAGCAAAACTGCAAAAGAGCTTGCTGAGCTGGAAGAAAAAGATATGGCAATTGACTGCGCAGTTCGCCATATTCGCGCTTTGCATCATCAATGCGTAGAGCACAGAGAAGCGGATTTTGGGGAACCATGTAGTCAATGCCAATATATGTCGAAATGCAATTGCGATTTCCCTAATACATTAGAACCTTTGCTTCGACATACAACTGAAAGCTTCATTCTTGCAGCGAAGAAAGAGCCGAACGATAGATAGGGCAGATGTCACCGGTACGAACATCGTTTGATAATGGACAATCCGAACAGGCATTAAATAACCCTTTCTTATAATGGTTGTTCATACTGCGACCTACGGCAACAGGTAAATATTCAACAGTTATGTCTCTGTTTTCACTGAAACAGTCGCAGTATCCAGAAATATTTCGATTCAAGCCATATCCCTCCTTTCTGTATGTACTCGGGCATCCCCAATACCCTGTACATACAGAATAAAGGGAGCAGGCAGAATAGTCAAACAGAGTCGTTCGACAATCTGATTAAAAGAATCTAAAGCAATTATAAATAAAGAAAAAAGTGAGGTGAAACACAATGATGAAAGAAATCCTTACAGAAGAAAAAGTAAAACAGAGATGGCAGCAGATGGAAGAAATGAATGCGATCTGGGACTGCCTTACAGAGAGACAGAAAGGCTATCTGGATGGCTGCATGAATACAGTTATCGCTCTGGCAGGCACAGAACAGAAGAAAGCCGGATAAAAAGGAAGGGCAGGGCTAACCGTCATAGAGCGAAGAGCAGCCTGTGAGATTTTGAAAGGGTAGTTGCTGTTAAATAGAAAAGGCCGCTTCCTTGAGAAAGAAACGGCCATAAGAGATTAACATCTGTGGAAAAGACAGGTTAATAGTTACCGGTGTAATCCTTATTTTTTAAGAATCAAACACACTAATGAAGCAACCGCACAAAGAACTAATGTGAAGTCACATAAATCAGCGAAGGTTATGTACCTTAACAGCAACCATCCTTTCATAATCTCACAGAACACTCTTTTAAAATTGTTACCCCTTGGCAACTCCTTTCTGGCTATATACCAAATTAGATTAAAACCTAAAGTAACAATTCAATAATAACACTTTCATAGATTTAAGTCTATGAAAAGAGGAAGAAAAAATGATTTATGAAAAAATCAAGCATCTGGCAGCAGCAGAGGGAATCTCAATTGCTTCGCTGGAGAAGAAGTTAAATATCGGAAATGGAACTATCCGTAAATGGAACGAAGCATCTCCGACATTTGAAAATGTTTTTAAAGTCGCAAAGTACTTTGACGTAAGTATGGATTATTTTGCGGAATGGGAAGAAAAGTGACTTGAGCAGGGAAGGAACCCTGTACAACCACACAACATAATATAACCCAAGAGAGGTGAATACATATGGCAGTGATCAAAGAAATCAAATACGGATCCGGCTTAATCCGGATCCACGACGACTACTGTAAAAACAATACAAAGGAAGACAATCAAAGGATTATAGATAACGTTTCAAAAATTATAATCGGATATTACCAGAGAAAGAATTACTGCGAAAGAAAAACCGCCGAATAAGGCGGAGACAGTAGGACATGCATACATAAATGAAGGGAGGCGAGAAAATTGAAGCGCAAGATGATCATATCTCTGCTGATCGGATACATAACCGCCATGCTCCCGATCTGGGACTGGAACACAAGATTAGAACTCTTTGCCGGAACAATGGTGCTGAGTATCACGTGCCTGGTGATTCTGACCTGGCTGCAGGAGAAGAGAAAAGTAATTAAAAAAGCCCTCACGTCTGCAAACATGAGAGGCTTATAAAAAAGAAAATAATTTGATTTATAAGAAGTATAAAACAAAACAAGAGAAAAAGCAAGGAGAAAATAAAATGCTGAAAAAAGATTTTGACGGATATCTGGAATTCATGCAGAAAGTCCAGGAAGCTGACAATGAAGAAATGGAAAAACTCTGCAAAGAACGTACGCGGTTATATGTAGATAAGATCCAGGATGTAATAGGAGTTACACCGAGCGGGGATCTAGCCTTTATTATCACAGCGTTGAGGATGATAACAGAAGCCACGCAGAAACTTGAACCAGAGGCGACGCGCATGGCACAGAAACTGTTTGATGGAATGAGCTGCTCAAGCAAATCCAGCACGCTCGACGCGAACACGACCGAGGCGGCTGCCAGAGCATACGCAGACACACTGAAAAGAAAATGAAAAGCTCATGTACGGGAATACATGAGCCGGGCTTTCGCCACCTGAGACAATTGCAATACAAAAAGTATAACACTCAGGCGGCGGAATGTCAATTCCGGCAGGAGTGAACCTGCCATATTTTTAACCTTTTTTCGAGACAATATGTCTCTTAAAAGCTCGATTAGGGGTATTAGACTTACGACAGGAGTACTTATATGAGATGGGCATACATAAGGGAGATATGGGACTTTGGGAGTACCATGGAGATAGAGGAAAAGCATACCGGAAGGTATGGAGCCAGGGGACAGGAAAGAGAAGAGAAAAAGAAAACCACCCCGGAAGAGATTGCCAAACAGAATCAGTGGAGAAGGGAAAGAGATGTCAGGAGACTGATCAAGTGGAATTTCTCTCCAGGCGATTACTGGATGACTCTCACGTACAAGAAGGGGGAACGCCCTGCTTGGGAACAGATGAAGAAAGATCTTGCGAAACTGATCAGAAAAGTTCGGTTGAAATATAAGAAAAAAGGATGGGAACTGAAATATATTTACCGTCTGGCAATTGGAAAGAAAGGAGGTCCACATGTGCACCTTCTGGTAAACCGAGAAGCAGATCAGGAGACAGGAACAGACAGGATTATCTCAGAACTGTGGGAGAACGGGCATGTATATTTCGCATCTCTCTATGATGCCGGAGGATATGTGAAACTTTCGGAGTATATCACAAAGCCTCTGGAAGAACATGAACCGGACGAAATTAAGAGATATAGTTGCTCCCGTAACCTGATCCGGAAAGAACCTAAGCAAAAAGAGATAAAAAGAAGAAATCTGGTGGACCGGCACAAACAGCCAATCTACCCGAAAGCTCCGAAAGGATATTACGTGGATCCGGAGTCTGTAAAAATGGGGATTAACCCCTATACAGGATATGCATACCGGCACTATACCCTTATAAGGATAGACGAGGGGGGATGAAATGACACATGTAGATATATATCTTGAAACCAGCAGCATTTTCCAGGGAATTACAGACAGAAAATGTGGATATGTCCTCTCAGTACTGGTGCACAATGAGGAAAAGACCAGAGAGGGCTTCGGACATTACAAGGGAACCTATCACCAGACAGTCCTGCTCACACTGGCAGAAGCCTTGGAACGCATGACAGTACCTTCGGAGATCTGTGTACATACCCGGGATGCATATGTAAGCAGCAGGATCATGAAGTTGGAAGAACTGGCCGGATCCGGATGGAAAGACAGTAAAGGAGAACCGATCAGGAATGCAGAAGAATGGAAGCGGGTATATGCGGCCGTCCATGCCCTTCCTGATGCACACCAATTGTCAGAAAAGACTGAGAAACACAGTTATTCCGGGTGGCTGCAGGAGGAGATGGAAAAGAGAAAAGATGAATGCAGAAGAACTATGGGGCAAAGGCTGGAGCCTGAGACCAGAACAGAACCCGGCAGAAATGGAGTATCTGGGTGAGATCATTAAATCCGGATACAGATTCACGTACTACAAAGACCGGAAAGGAGGGATTTACTTTGAAAGCGAACCAGAAGGAGGAAAACCTGAATGGATGCGCCGCGCTGACGAAGACCGAAAGCGAAGGAATAGACACAGACATTGAAGCTCTGGAGAGTTACATCTGCGACAATATCTGTCAATACAGAGAGAAGACGGACAGCCAGGAAGCGCTTGAGTATTATTTCTGCAGTTCGTGCGAAATGAGTAGGTACGCAAGCAAAATAAAGGCAGAATATGACAGAATCAATTCTTTTGATCATAGCCAGGCAGTACAACTTATGAACAAATACAAAAACATTGTGCTCTGCGAGGAATGTGAGGACAGATGGTGCTCAAAGTCAGATGAGGCAAGCTATTGCTGCAACATAGACGGGATACGCAGAGCCTTGAAACCCGGAGACGGCTGTAGCTGTGGAATAAGAAAAGAATAACAGGAAAAGGGGAACGATTATGAGAACAATTGCAATCATCAATTTAAAAGGCGGGGTGGCAAAGACCACCTCAAGCATCAATATTGCTTACATTCTTTCTGCAAAGGGCAAGAGAGTCCTTCTTGTAGATAACGACAAACAGGGAGACTGCTCGAGGGGGATGAACCGACGTACTCAGGAAGGAGCAGGAATAGACAAGATAATGGTTGACAAGAAACCGGATATGGCAAGCCTGATCCAGAAAACAGATTATGAGAATTTAGATGTGATCACTGCGAATCTGAACCTTCTGACAGCAAACATGGAGGTAACGATGGACCGTGTAAGACCTCAGCAGATCAGACTAAAGAACGCCCTGCAACAGGTAAAAGATAATTATGATTACTGTGTGATCGATAATGCTCCGGATATCAATGTATCTGTCATAAATGCACTGACGGCAGCAGATGACGTTTTGATTCCGGTGGAAGTTGATGATAACACGACGGAAGGCATGGATGAGCTTCTGGATCAGATCGATGAGATCAAATGCGAATTAAATCCTGATCTGGAGAATGTAAAGTGCTTTATCAGCAAGTATAACAAATACAACGAAGCACACAGCCAGGGAGCAGAGATTATAAGGGAATGGTATCCGACGATGAAAACAGTGATCAGAAATTCTCTGGCAGTTGCAAAGAGTACATACGCCAGAACACCGGTAGTGTTATACAGCAAGCGGTCAGCGGCAGCAGAAGACTATCAGACACTTGTAGAAGAATATCTGCAGATGATAGGGAGGTAACAATGGGAAGAGAGAAATTTAGTGCGCTGGACATGCTGTCAAAGCGGTCCTTGCCGGAAAGAAAAGAGAAGCAGGCAATCATATACAAGGATCCCAGAGAACTGGTGCCGACTCAGGAGAACTTCTACACGACAAAAAATATCAGCAAACTCAAGGCGTCGATAAAGATCACAGGGTACCTGATGCAGCCAATTCTGATAGAAAATGTAGATGGAAAAGACAAAGTGCTTGCCGGCCATCGCAGAAGATTGTGCTGCATAGAGTTAATCGAAGAAGGGGACACCAGATTCGAGAAGGTTCCGTGCATGTATGCTGCGGAAATCAATGTTTCAGAAGACAAAGAACTGACACCAGAGCAGAGAGAAGCAATCACGCCATTCTTGAGACAATTTAAGGTAATTCAGGCAAACAATTACAGAGATAAAAATGACTGGGAAAGAATGCAGGAAGCTCTGGAGATGGAGAAGATTGTTAAGGGTCTGAAAGAGAAGGTTGGAATCACTGGAACAGTCAGAGAGAATTTAAAAGAACTCCTTGGAGTGTCAAACGCTCAGTTCGGTCGTTACAAGAACATTAGCAACCATCTGTCAGAGGAACTGATGGAAGAGTTTCAGGATGGAGAAATCAACATTTCTGTAGCAGATGCTGCAGCATCCCTGAAACCGGAATTGCAGAAGCTGGCATACGAGATGTACATGAAGAACAAAATCCTGACCCTTCCAGATATTCAACTCCTGAAGGACCAGCAGGCATTGAATGCAGACATTCCGGGACAGATGACAATAGAGCAGGCAACCAGGCAGCAGAAACCGGAAGAAGATGAGACACTGATTCCTGTAGAACTGCAGATAGAAAGATTCTTTGACAGCCTGAAGAAGAACACAACAGCCCGGATCCGCAATGGAGACAAGCTGATGGGAACAAAGATGATCAGTATGCTCTATTGCTATGTAAAGCACAGAAACGGGTACCTGAACTATCAGGGACATCCGGATAGGATCACATTCAACCCAGACAGCCCGGAAGAGAAAGAAATGACCTGGCAGGAGCTGACCGAAGAACTGATCAGACGCTACTCCACAAAGAAACCAGTTAAGATGACCACAATTGATGCACCTGAGAAACCAAAACAGAAAGAAGAACACAAAGTAGAAATCAAGAAACCTGACGGAAAAGCAACAGCATATCTTAATTATGCAGCAGAACACCTTATACATAGCTGGAGAGATTGGTTCATTGAAGACTATCATAAACGAGTTATCAGTGTTTCAGAGAGTCCAAAAGAAATAAAGAAGAAAATAGCCGGACAAAGCAGGGAATGGCATTTTAGCACAGGCACAGGAGTAGCATCGATAAATTTGTTTGATGAATATGTCCAAATCTGGAATGAAAAAGCAGAGCGCATCGGAAATTTTGATTGGTTCTATTTAGCTAAGTCTATTCAGAGCATGTGGAATGCGGTTGCACTGGAAGAAACTAAAAAGAGCTGCCAGCCGGCAGCAGAAACGCCGGACAAAAAGCAGCAAGAAGACCATACCGGCGAAACCACCGAGATGGTGAAAGATATTGTAAATACAGATCTTCCGGCCGCTTGGCCGGAGAAATTAAAAGATATCCCGATTCCATCAACGGGCGATCTATCAATATATCTGCAAAAACAAGAAGACCTGTTAAAACGGATGACGGAAGTTGAGAAAGAAGAAGCGGGATTTCCAGAGTTGGTGATTAAAAAACAACAAATGCTTGTAGCAGGACTCAGAATTCTCAAAAATCTTGTAGAAGACTGTCAGGAGGAACCGGAACAACCAGGATTGCCAATCATGAAGAATAATGACCAACGAAAAGAATGGTTGAGAAACTATAAAAGTTGGGGACTTTGGTACACCGATAATCATACCGGCGTGAAATATTACAAATGCGATTTCGAAAACGGTGCCTGTTTGATCGTAGAAGAATACGAGAAAGAGCCTTTGCCAGAAAATAGCTGGTATGTGCCGGAAGAACCATATTACATGCATCTGATAGGAGGACCGGAACCGGACAGAAAAGGCGGAATTCCAAAATGGACATATCATTCGAAATACAACAAGTATCCGAACAGTGAAACAGAACTTGTGGAATTTTTAAAGGAGATTCAGAAATGAGCAAGTTAGATCAATATATGCAAGGACGTACAGAGGGCATGGAATTCGCCCTCCGCCTTGCAAAGGATAAAGGAATAGAAGAGTTGGAGAAAGAAGTCAGATTCCGAAACCGGACAGGAGTCTCGTTAAACCTTACCAGACAGGAGATAGCCGCCGGATCCGACAAAATCAAGAATATGACTTTTGACACCATGTTAGCAATGAGTCTTATGACTTTAAGAGATGAATTCACCTTCGGAAAGAAACGCCTGGAAAGATTCAAGGACAGATTCACCGAGAAAGCTGCATCTCTGGCAGAAGACTACTGCACATGGCTGGATATAGTAGATGTGCTCAAGGAAGAAACCGGAATAGATTTAGAAATCCGGTGGAACGACAAGAAATGACCGATTCGGTCACTAAAAAAGGGTGCTACTAAAATTCACACAGATACATCCTTCCTGTGTGAGCCTGTCAGATCACAGGAAGGAGAAAGGAGAAAATGTATGTTAATCAGAAGTCAGGATAAAACAGCACTGGTAAAGTTTGAAAACATTGTAGTCGATCTAAAACTCCCAGATTCATTGAATGTTATATGTTGGAGTTTGCAGGATACACAGAGGAGTGGCGGATATTTTATTTTAGGAAAATATTCCACAAAAGAAAAAACCATGAAAGTACTGGATATGATTCAGGAAGCATATGCGGACGCAGAGTTAATTCCAATGACAGTTCCGAATATCGGAAAGATGTTCGCAAAAGCATCAGCATCAAAAGAAAATGAACTTTTGGCTGAAGCTATTGGAAAAGCACTTATGAACAAAATGGTCTTTCAAATGCCAGAGGATAGTGAGGTGGAAGCATGAGTGATGTAATGAAATTTGTGCAGAACGAAGATGGTACGTTTAGCACATACGATGATACCTATGACATTGTAATACACTGCGAGACAGAAGAAGAGCAGAAGAAAGTTATTGAACGTTTAAAAGATGCTAGCTGGATTCCTGCCAGTGAGAGATTGCCCGAAATCAAAATTACCGCTGGTTGGAATAGCTGCATTGATAAGATTACCGGAGAGGGAAAGGACATTTAAGAATATGAGCAGACAGGAACAGATATGTAAAACCTGCAAAGAGAATGATAACGGTCTCTGCGACCGTACCGGCCGTCTGGTAGAAGACGACGATCAGTGTGAAAAATGGACGGGCAATCAGACAGACTGGAGAACTAGAATGATGCAAACGTTCCTTGCCGGACATTGAGGAGGACGAAATGGTAAAGAAACTATATGAGGTAAGAAACAGATCCGGTGATCTGATTCTGGAGAATGTAACAAGCGGAGAGATCAAGGAAGAGCTACATTGTACAACTGCTCAGATAAACAACGCAAGAGCCTCCGGGGATCGTATTTTCGGAGAATACAAGGTAGAAGAGATTGACAGGAAGTTGAGTAGAAAGACGGATTTTGAACTATTGTTAGAATTCGAATTCGTCTGTGATCGGCTGCTGGGCAACGGGAAAGGAAAGAAATGAATAAGAGACAGAAAAAGAAATTATTCAAACAGGTCACCGGAAAAAATCCACCGAAGAAAATGAAATATTCCGGGAAAAGCTATCACCGGGCGATAAACAAACCATGGGGAGGAAGAAAGCCGACAGTAAATGCTTCCTGGGACAGCAAAGAATTAAGGCAGGCAGTAGGAAGAATATCAAAGATATTTGCAGAAGCCGGAGAAAAAGGACAGAAAGCAATTGAGAGCCTTAGAAATTTATTTACAAATGCAAGAATAAGCATGTCAGAGATTCCAGAACCGGGAAACTATACGAAAAATACAGAGAATATGGTTCATACAGCGGAAAAACTGGCGCAGCGCAGGAAAGCAGGAAGGAGCAGATGGAAATGAACCATTCGGCAGCAGAAGCACAGGAAAACAGAGAGAAAATATTGAAGTACATTGTAGGGTATATAAAAGCACACTGTTATCCACCTGCAATCTATGAAATTGCCAAAGAAACAGGACTGTCAAAACAGACAGTCCACAGACATATGACAATGCTGATAGAGGATCATATTCTTGAGACAGATTCCGACATGGTAGATTCAAGAGCATATCGCATTAAAGGGACAAGAGTAGTAATGGCAAAGGAGAAGAAATGAATAAAGTAATTTTGATGGGACGTTTAACCAGAGATCCGGAAGTGCGCTACGCTTCCGGAGATAACCTGGCAATTGCCAGATATACACTTACAGTAGACCGGAGATTCCATCGTGACGGAGAAGCAACCGCAGACTTTATCAATTGCGTGACTTTTGGCCGTGCTGCAGAGTTTGCAGAGAAATATCTGCGACAGGGAACTAAAATCGCTGTTTCTGGACGCATTCAGACCGGCAGTTACACGAACCGAGATGGACATAAGGTCTACACAACAGAGATTGTAGTTGAGGAACAGGAATTTGCAGAGGGAAAGAACGCCGGATCCGGCAGCAGTCGCCCACAGCCAGCTCCTGAAACAGATCCAGACGGTTTTATGAATATTCCGGAGGGAATAGAGGAAGAAATGCCGTTTTGATGAAAAAGGAGAAAAACATGACGAGATTAACTAAAAGAAATGGTAGAAATATCACATATAACGAAAAACGAGAATTTATATGTTCACATTACTGCAATAACTGCTCACGTGGAACTGGTGATTGTGAAATTTTGAAAACCATGATTGAAAAACTTGCTGATTACGAAGACGCGGAGGAAATGAAAGAAAATGGATGCTAAAGAGGCAAAAGTGATTGCAAACCAGAAGAGACAGACAAGCTGGCTGAAAGACTATCATACAAATTATAAGGAAAAGCTGGAGGAACACAGAAATGCAGTCATTTCCGAAACAGAAAAAGAAAAAACGAGCTAAGAAGAAAGAGCCAGAGAGACCGAGTATCATGCACAGCAGAGAAAGCGGCACTTGTTATCTCTGCATGAAGCTGCACAATGACTACAGACGACATCCGGCGCTCCAGGAGCATCATATTTTTGGAGGGTGTCCGAATCGGACACATTCAGGGCACTATGGACTGAAAGTATATCTCTGCAATGTGCATCACCTGGCAGGGACAGGGCCGGAGGCAGTACATTCAAACCAAAAGGTCATGGATATGCTGCATGAAGAGGGACAGAGAGCTTTTGAGGACCGGTTCGGCAGCAGGGAAGAGTTTATGAAGATATTCGGAAAAAATTTTATCATGGAGGATCACAAACATGATGGACATTAACGACGTTAAGAAATTAATTGACAATGTGGCACAGAAGCCATTCCTATGCAGTAATACAGAGATTACGACAGACAACGGCTATGTGATTACCACAAAAGAGCATTATGAGAAATTGCGAAAACACCGTTTGTGTCAAGCGAGAGGAAGAGAAGCTATATTTCACCGATGGACAGAACTTGCAACAGTTGTTGAACCGTCGCCACTGGTGGGTGGACATCCAGGAGGACAAACAAATATTACACTTGCAATTGTGGAATATAAAAACGGAAAAGTAGAACAGGTATATCCGGGAGAAATAAAATTCATGGACACACAGGAATACTGGCCAGATCAAGAGAAATAATTAGTTTTAAGGAGAGCAGATATGCCAAACGTGAGACCACTGGACAGAAAGAAATATCCAAATGTAAAGCAGAAGAAAAGATTCGAGCCACTTTCGAGGGTACAGGAGGAAACAAATGAGTAGTATGAGCAGAGAGGAACAGATATGCGAAACCTGTAAAGAGAATGATAATGGTTTCTGCGATCGCATTGGACGCATGGTAGAAGATGACGACTGGTGTGCAAAATGGAAAACCAAAGAAGTTCCGGAATGGAAAGCAAGGATGATGAACACATTTCTGGCCGGACATTGAGAGGAGGCGAAGACAGTGGTTTCGAACCTGTATGATGTAAAAGACAGATCGGGAAAAACGATTATAGAGAACGTAACGTTTGGGGAGGTAGTGGAACACTTAAAATGCTCGAAAGCACAGGTAAATAATTCCCCTCTGGTGATCGCATCTTTGGAGAATACACAGTAGAAATGGTTGATCGGAAACTCAGCAGGAGAAAAGATGCTGATCTGCTTCGGGAATTTGACTTCATCCGCTTTTGCCTGCTGGCTGAGATACAAGAAAGGCGACAAATCAGAGAACATTTGAGAAGAAGTGTGGCAGCAGGGATAAATTCACGGGAATATTCGGGAAAAACTATCTGGAGGATGAATAGATGAACATTGCACATCATCAAAGACAAAAATGTTACAGCCGGAACGAATTGCAAGGAATACAGATTCTACGAACAAAAAGTGACCGAATCGGTCAGGAAGGAGAAAAATGAATTACGACAAAAGCAACATCCCTCTCATGAGAATGGGAGACATAAGAAAGACACTCAAAAGAACGTTCAAAGTCCGCCCAGGCAGAAAGATTAAATTAAAAGCGTGGGTAAGAGATGATGGAAACAGCACACGAATCATATACCATACAGCAACTGTTATAAAATTATATCCCTATGTGGTACAATTACAACTGGATAACGGTACATACATTTCGCCGGGATACGCAAAACTGTGGCTGATGCTTCATGGAGCGGCATGAAAAATAAAAGACATTGAAAGGAAAGCCGGGAACCGCAAAGATCCCGGCTGAAAGTGTGAAAAGAAGGAAAGGGGAGCGATGCCGATGGACAAGAATATTTTGAGCCAGTACATAGATGCCTGTGAACTGATCAAAGAAACAGAAGAGGAAATCAAGAAGCTAAACAGAAAGAAAAAGACAGTGATACAGACAAATGTGTCTGGAAGCAACCCTGAGTTTCCTTATAACCCACAACATTTTAAGGTACAGGGAACAACATTCTCTGTTAGGGATGACAGCCAGCTGCGCTACCAACAGAAAATACTGGAAGAGAGAAAAAGGCAGGCAGAGCAGCTAAAGACAAAAGTAGAAGGGTGGCTGAACACAATTCCTCCAAGAATGCAGAGAATCATAAAATACAAGGTGTTTGAAGAACTGACGTGGCAGCAGGTAGCTGGAAAGATGGGAAGAAAAGCCACAGAAGAGAGCGTAAAAAAAGAATTTCAAAGATTTTTCAAAGAAAATTAAAATTTGTCCCGAATGTCCCAAATGTCCCGATTCAAAATGTTATAGTATAAACTGAACTCAGTGGAAGATCATACAAAGTTCTCCTTCCCTTGAATGACTGCCAGTACACACCTGGTAGTTTACCAGAACATCTCACCGAGAGGGAGTGAGCGTGAGCCATGGAGCCGCAGGTTCGAATCCTGATGTTCTGCTCCGGTTTAACACCGGACTCATATGGATTTTCCTTGACATAGGAGCCATCTGTTCTTTATGAGCAGGTGGCTCTTATGCTACGGACATTTAGCTCAGCTGGTTAGAGCATCCGGCTCATAACCGGACGGTCCTGGGTTCGAAACCCAGAATGTCCATGAAAAGAAATTAACAAGGAACCCGGAATGACCGGAGTGTTTTTACATGGAAAATAGCGCGGGATAAAGTAACGGAAACTTACAGGCCTCCTTAGCCTGGAATGGCGGTTCGAATCCGTCTCCCGCTATTAGGAGACAGATATGCTGAAGAGTTGTAAGTACTGTGGAAGAATCCACGACAGCAGGATAGACTGCGGGAAAAGACCTGTGCGTAGAAAGAAAAGAACAGACCAAAGTGGCTTCCGAAGCACGGAAGCATGGAAGAGAAAGAGCATAGAGATCAGAACCAGAGACTGTTACCTCTGCCAGATCTGCCTACGTAAAATGTTCAATACAGTAACACAGCTCAATAGAAGGAACATAGAAGTCCATCATATCATACCAGTCGCAGAAGACTGGGATAAACGCCTTGATAATTACAATTTGATATCACTGTGCAATAAACATCACGATCTGGCAGACTCCGGAGGCATTCCAAGGGATCTGCTTTTAAGCATTGCAAGGCATCAAGAGGAAAAATAGTACCCCCCCGCCATGCGATAGCGAAAAAATTCAGAATTTCCACGACCACGTATGCCCCACAATTTATAATTTATTCCCAGATCAGCATTTTGAAATTAAAAGGAAGGAGGGAGAAGGCAAGGCCTACACCATCAAAGACAGTTAGTATCATCCGGTCAGAAGGAAAATCTCACAGAACCAAGCGCGAACTCAGACAGAGAGAACAGGCAGAAAAAGCAGTGCTTACAGGGATTCCGTTGAAAGAAAGACCGGAAGTCAGAGAAAATGAGACAGCACACAAAGAATTTCTGAGATTGAAAAAACTGCTTGAAAAAATTGACAAATTCGATGATATGTACGGCGCTGTAATAAACAGATACTGCATTTTGTACGCAGAAACAAAAGAATTTGAAGAGAAAAAAGAACGGTTTTACAGACAACTCTGTGACCTGGAAGAGAACAAAAAAGAACTGCTTGAGACAGAACAGATGACATATGGAGAATATTATAAAATAGAGACATCAATGCAGAAGAACCTGATTGCTTTGGACAGACAGGTGCAGGCAAAGAGAAGGATGCTCTCCGATATCGAAAAAGAGAACATCATGACGATTGCTTCTTCTCTTAGATCAGTTCCGAAAACTGAAGCAAAGAAAAGTAATCCATTGAGAGAAGCGCTCGGAGGATGAAAGAAGGAAAAGCATATCGTTATGCACAGTGGTGCGTAGAAGAAGACGGGGGAAAAGTCCCCCAATATGTAAAAAAACAGGCTGAAAGTTGGCTTCACATCGCGGATGGAGATAATCCGGACGCCTATGTAGATGAGCAGGAATATGAGAAAATCTGCAAGCTGCTAAAATTAATGATCCATCCGGACCTACGATGTAGCATCTATGAAGGACTGGAAGAATACGCGTGGCTCATGATTGTCGCAGGACTCTGTACATTCTGCAGAAACACAGAACGGAAAAGCAGGTTCTATGTGACAATTCTGCTTGAAATAGCAAGAAAGAATTTCAAAACATTCAATTCAGCGGTGATTTTTATCCTATTGATGCTGACAGAGCCGGATTTCTCCAGATTCTTTTCGGTTGCACCGGATCTGGCACTGTCGTCAGAGCTGAAGAATGCAATCCGGAAAATCATAAAAGTCAGTCCGGTACTCTATAACGAAGATGAACCGGCATTTAAACTCTTACGAAGTCAGATTAAATGCCTGCTTAATGATAATGAGTACACTCCGCTGGCATACAGCCAGGACGGAATGGATGGTAAACTGGCAAATGCGTTTCTGGCTGACGAAGCTGGAGCCTTAGATGCATATCCAGTAGAAGCAATGCGCTCATCTCAGATCACACTTTTAAATAAACTTGGAATCATCATCAGTACCCAGTACCCAAATGATAACAATGTGATGCTGGACGAAATAGACATTGCAAAGAAAACACTTGACGGACTTTTGGAAGATCAGCGGTATTTCGCACTGCTGTATGAGCCGGATGACGAACTGAAGCATGGAGATACATGGATGGCAGATGACCGGGTGATCTATCAGAGTAATCCGGTTGCAGTGACGCATCCGTATATTTTTGAAGAAATCAGGAAGAAACGTTCACTTGCAATCCTGTATGAGAACAAAAGAGAAAATTATCTCTGTAAGCACAACGATATTCTGTATAAGGGACTGGGAGTTGAAGGTTATATCGATATCCAGAAAGTAAAAATGTGTAGCGAAGATTTACCAGACGACTTCTGGAAGGGAAAACAGGTATGGTGTGGACTGGATCTGTCAATGACAAACGATAACACATCATTTGCAATGGTAACAGAACAGGACGGAACAATCTATGCAAAAGTCTGGGGGTTCGCTCCTTCGGATAGAATAGACGAAAAGTCCATGAAAGAAAAGGTAGATTATCGAGCACTGATCAGAAAGGGTGAATGCTTTGCCTGCGGAGATGAGGTTATTGACTATGGGTTCGTAGAACGATTTATTATAGGACTGCCGGAAAAATATGGAGTGGAAGTCATGCAGGTGGGATATGACAGATATAATGCAATATCGACCGTTCAGAAACTGGAACAGAATGAGATAGAGTGCGTTGAGATCAAACAGCATAGCTCGGTGCTACACATGCCTACTAAATTGTTGAAAGAGCTGATTCTGAAAAAGAAAATTCGGTATGCTACAAACAGGATGCTTGAAATCAACTTTCAGAATGCAAGATGTACAGAAGACACAAACAAAAATTTGTATGTAAACAAAAAGAAATCATCCGGAAAGGTAGACATGGTTGTATCGCTGATCAATGCCATGTACCTGTTACAGCAGGAACTGCTGTATGGAGAAGATGATTTTGTAGTTCAGACGTAATTGCACCGGCGTAAGAAGAGGAGATAACAAATGAACATATGGCCGTTTGGCAAAAGAAAACATGAAGTAAGGGCAGATACCATAGTGAATCCGTCAGAGCAGGTGGAATCAGACGCACTTTTAAGTGCACTGCTCGGAAAGAATGTAATGACAAAGGAAAAAGCATTGGAAATTCCCGCGGTACAGGCATGCATTAATCTGATCGCAGGAACAATATCGCTGCTTCCGGTCAATCTGTATCAGAAAGACAAGGAAGGAAATGTCCGGGAAGTCAGAGACAGAAGAACCTCTCTCCTGAACAATGATACAGGAGACACGCTGACAGCTTCACAATTTTGGAGAGCGATCATCGAAGATTACTATCTGGGGAAAGGCGGGTATGCTTATATCAACAAACCGGGAACGGAGGTTGAGAGCATTCACTACGTCGACGAGACTCACATTTCCATCATGAAGAATACAGATCCGATTTTTAAAGATTATGACATTCTGGTACAGGGAAAATCATACAGACCTTACCAGTTTTTTAAAATTCTAAGGAAAACGAAAGATGGTATGACTTCCAGAAGCGTCATGGACGATAATCAGCTGATTATCGGAGTATCATACAGCGAGCTGACATACGAACAGAGCCTGGTACAAAAGGGTGGAAACAAAAAAGGATTCTTGAAATCTCCGAAGAAATTAACAAGAGATGCAATGGACGCACTAAAAGCTGCTTTTAGAAGATTATACAGCAATGCAGAAGAAACAGTTGTGGTTTTGAATGAAGGAATGGAATTCCAGGAATCGTCCAACACATCTGTTGAAATGCAGTTGAATGAGAACAAGAAAACAAATTCAGCAGAAATTTGCAAACTGTTTGGAATCCCTGACGGGATGATCAGCGGAAACCCAACTGAAAAAGACATAGACTGTTTCATCCGGACCTGCACCATTGTGATGAGTGATATAGAGTGCAGCCTGGACAGGGACCTGCTTTTAGAATCGGAGAAAGAGACACATTATTGGTCGTTTGATACAAAAGAACTGACCAGAGGAAATATTAAAGAACGTTACGAAGCTTACAAGATCGGACTCGAAAAGAATTTCCTTCAGATTGATGAAGTCAGAGAAAAGGAAGATTTGGAACCGATTGGATTCAAGTGGATTACACTTGGGCTTGACAGCGTTCTCCTTAACCCGGAGACCGGGCAGGTTTATACACCAAACACCAATGCTGTACAGAATATGGATGTCATTCAGACGGGATTCATAGATTCCACAGACAAAGGAAAAGAACAAAATGAATAACAGGATGGAGGAAAGCAAAGGAAAGCAGAATTAAGAGCTGACGGGCTCCATATCTCCGGATATGTCAACGTACCCGGAAGAGAATCACGACCAGTGCTTACACCGCGAGGGAAAGTGATTGAAGTGATTGAACAGAGGGCATTTGAGCGTGCGATAAGCAGAGCGGCAGATATCAGGATGCTTCTGGATCATGACAGAGGACACGTCCTTGCGGATACTGCAAATGGGACATTGACCGTCAGAGAAGATGAAGTAGGGCTCAGGGCAGAATCTGTCGTAACCGACCCAACAGTTATCGAAGGGGCGAAGAAAGGACTACTGAAGGGATGGTCATTCAATATGAAGAATGTGGTGGATTCTATTGAGGACAGAGCCGATCAACTGCCTATCAGACATGTAAAAGACTTCGACATGGATGAAATTACACTTGTAATGAATAAAATTCCGGTATATTCATCCACATCTGTGGAAGTGAGAGCCGGAACAGAGGAAGAGGTGGAAACCAGAGCAATGTGCATGGAAACTACATACACAGAGAACCTTCCGCCGGAAAAGGGATATGATAATACAAAGTTTCAGGAAAGAATTAATAAACTGAAAAAACAGGAGGAAAAATAAGAGGAATAAATTTAAAAAACTTGCAGAACAGAGAACACAGTATGAACAGCAGTTACAGCAGATCTTAGACAAAGCTGAGCAGGAAGAAAGAGCACTGAATGATGAAGAAATGCAGTCCTTTGATGACCTTGAAAAGAAAATTAAAGACATCGATGATACAATCGCTGCATTACAGAGAGCCAGGGACATTCTGAAAAAACCAGAAGAAACAGAAGACCAGGAAGAAAAGGACAATAAAGAAACAGAAGACCAGGAAGAAAGAGCATTTGCGAACTACATCCGTGGCATTATATCTGAGGAAAGAGCGTCAAATCTGACATCCGGGGACAATGGAGCAGTGATCCCGACATCTATTGCAAATAAAATCATCAAAAAGGTGTACGAAATCTGTCCAATTTATCAGCTCGCAACCAGATATGACGTGGGCGGTACACTGTCCATTCCTTACTACAATGAGGAAACTACAGCAATCACAATGGCATACGCTACAGAATTTAGCGAACTTGAATCCAATTCCGGAAATTTCAAATCTATTGAGCTGAAAGGATTCCTTGCAGGGGCACTGACAAAAGTATCCAAGTCTCTTGTTAATAATTCTCAGTTTGATATCACCAATTTTGTTGTAAACCAAATGGCTGAGAACATTGCAAGATGGATTGAGAACGAACTCCTGAATGGAACTGCAGATAAAGTGGAAGGCGTATCTAAGGCGAAACAGGTTGTAACTGCGGCAGCAGGTACCGCGATCACAGGAGATGAGCTGATCGACTTGCAGGAAACTGTTCCGGATGTATTCCAGCCATCTTGCATCTGGATCATGAACAAAGCAACCAGAACTGCAATCAGAAAGCTGAAAAATTCTGACGGCGACTATATTTTACAGAAGGATGCAACAGCAAAATGGGGCTACACTCTGTTTGGCAATGACGTGTTCTGTTCTGATAATATGCCGAAGATGGCAGCAGGGAAAACTGCAATCATATATGGAGACATGAGCGGCTTGGCTGTTAAAGTATCTGAGGACATGAACATTGAAGTTCTGAGAGAGAAGTTTGCAACAGAACATGCGATTGGTGTCGTTGGATGGCTGGAAATGGATTCCAAGATTGAAAATGAACAGAAGATTGCAGTTTTGAAGATGAAAGCAGCAGACTGAGAGGAATAACCGATGAAGATAGAAGCTATGGTCAGCTTCTGCGGAGTTCTGTCAATGTCAAAAGGAGAAATCAGAGATTACAGCGTTGAACCTGTAGTCTCTGATCTGATGGAAGCTGGTTATATCAGAGAAATTTCTGAAAAGACTGCGGAAAAGACAAAACCAGATTTGCAGAAAACAAGAACTACAAGAAAGACTGTGAAAAAATGAAAGTAAATGAGATCACTCCGGATATCGTTGCAGAACATTGCAGAGCGGACGACTACAGCGAGGAAGAACTCCAGAGGATTCTTGATGCATCAAAAGCTTACATAAGATCCTATACAGGACTGAATGATAAGGAAATCGACATGCATGAAGATCTTACGATAGCGGCACTGGTCCTGTGCCAGGATATGTACGATAACAGATCTGTTTATGTTGATAAAAACACGACAAACAAAGTGGTTGAAACAATTCTTGGAATGCATTGTATAAATCTGCTGTAGGAGGTACATGCAAGGATTAATGCCGGAGCATTGAATAAACGCATTTCATTTCTCAAATTCGTTATAAAAGAAGATGAGATGAGGCAGGCCAAAGGAAGCTGGGAAACATATAAAAAAGTATGGGCAACAGTAAAACCTTATAAATCCTCAGAATGCAATTTTATGGGAAAACTAAAACCGGAGGTATCGCATCGAGTGTATGTGAGGTTCAGAAAAGACATCACTGCTGAAATGAGAATCCTCTATCATGGACGAATATTCCAGATTGCAGGAACTCCGATCGATCTTGATGAGAAACACGAGCTTCTTGAGATCCAGTGCGAGGAGGTGTTTGAGAATGAGGAGTATCAGTTTTGACTTTGATTCTTCTGATCTGGAGGAATCGCTTAAAATAGCATCCCGGCAGTTTCCGGCATCAGCGGAAATTGTACTCAAGAAAGAATCTAGAAAAATAGCAAAAGATTTAAAGGGAAGAGTTGATTCTGAAGCAAAAGGGCATCATTATGCAGAACAGGGAGCGGCGCATAAACTTCTGGCAAAAAGCTTCCGACAGGGGAAAGTAATACGATCAGGAAGTAAGGTTACGGTTGCAGTTACAACGACAGCACCGCATTATCATCTTTACGAAAAAGGACATGCGATGATAACACATAAAAGTAAAGACAGAACACATGGACTAAGACAGGTCGGAGAAGTTAAAGGCAAGAAAACTGTAGCTAAATATATGTCGCAACGAGCGGATTATGCGGAGCTAATTGGACAAGAGCTCCTGCAGGAAATATTGAGGGAGGCAGGATTTGACTCTTAAAGAAATAAAAAAAGCGGTCAATTCCGCTCTGAAGGAAAAATATCCGGGCGTAAATATATACGGAGCAGATACAATAGAGGGGTATATGCGCCCTTCATTTTTTGTATATATAACACAGACTTTTTTGGAATCAACTAAAAACGCAGCTCACAAAAATGTAGAAATAGAGATTGATTTTATACAAAGAGCAGCGAATGAAGAGGAAGCAATGAAATTTTTCTCTGAAATGGAAAAATTGTTTGGGCAAAAAGTGACAGCAGGGAACAGAAACCTGAACACAAATAACATGGAACTGGATTTCCAGGGAGAAAATTTGAATATTCCTGTATGCCGGTTCGATATAGAGTACTGGGATCAGATTCCGAGGAATGGAAACTATGACACAATGAAAGAATTAATATTTGCACAGGAGGTAAGGAATTAGGGGTTTACCGGTGATGAATGTCGTATTTGTAGCGGCGGCGAGAAAATCAATCAGGAGATCTGAACGCGGAATAGTGGGAATGATCATAAAGGACACGGTTGTTCCGGATGGAAATCCGATTACAATCTACAAAGAAAAAGACATACCCGAAACGTTGAGTGAAGAGAATAAAGAACAAATTAAACTGGCAATGAAAGGAAATGATACAACTCCGCGAAAGATAGTTGTATATGTTCTTGCGAAAACAGAAGAAGATTACAGAAAGGCTCTTGAATACTTTGAAATAAAAAAAGTAACATGGCTTTGCTGCCCAACAGTAAAAACAGATGGCCAGGAAGAAGAAATTGTAACATGGGTGAGAGATCAGCGAGAAGGAAATAGAAATAAAATAAAAGCGGTTCTTCCGGACAACACTGCAGACAGTGAAGGAATCGTGAATTATGCTACAAGCGAAGTAACAGTAAAGGGGAAGAAGTACGGCCCAGAAGAGTTTTGTTCTCGGATCGCAGGTCTGCTTGCAGGAACATCGTATAAAATATCATCGACCTACGCAGTTGTCGAAGAGGCGAGTGAGTGTGAAAAGCTGGACAGAGATGCCTTAGATGCTGCGGTAGATGCAGGGAAGCTTGTGCTTTTCTATGATGGGGAAAAAGTGAAAGTAGCCAGGGGAGTTAATTCTCTGACAACGGTTTCAAAAGGAAAAGCAGATCCATGGAAAAAAATACGTGTTGTAGAAACTATGGATATGATGCATGACGACCTGGTCCTGCTTGCAGAAGACAACTATGTTGGAAAATACCCAAATACATATAGCAATAAATGCTTGTTGATTTCTGCAATTGATTCATACATGAAAGAATTAGAAAGAAACGGTCTTATACAGGACTATGCAGTCGAACTTGATGTAGAGAAAATCAAAGAGTACATCATTGAAAACAAAGGCGTAACCAGAGACGAAGCGGAAGCAATGTCAGATGAAGAAATAAAAAAACAGTACACCGATGAAAAAGTGTTCATGAAGGCATCCGTAACTATCGTTGATGTCATGGAAGATATTAATCTGGAAATTGCTGTTTAAGGAGGAACCACAAGGAATAATTACACACCAGATCGTGTTATTAATGGAACGTTTGGAGAGTGCTGGATTGATAATGATTATATGGCGGAAGCAACGGCGCTCCAGGCAAAGATGAAACTTGATACAAGCGAAGTAAAAAGAACAGGGACATTGGAGAAAGGATACAAAATAACTGGAATCAGTGGATCTGGTACACTGAAATTAAATAAGGTTACATCCTATTTCTTGAAAAAAGTGTCTGAAAACCTGAAAAAAGGTAAAGCCACGAGGATGACAATTATCACGAATTTAGAGGATCCGGAAGCGTTTGGAGCAGAACGGATTCGACTGGATGACTGCGTGATCACGGAATTGACAATTGCAGACTGGGAAGCCGGAAAACTGCTGGAGGAATCAATACCATTCAATTTTAGCGGTTTCGAAGTCCTTGATACAATCGATGCATAAAGGAGAAAAGTATGAACTTAATTGACAAACTGCTTTGCGTAGATAAAGCGAAAATAGAAGAAAAAGAAACAAAAAAAATTAAATCAAAGAAACTGGAAAGGTTAGTGGGAGAGAACACAGAAATAACGATTAGAGAACTGTCCGGAAAACGTTATAACAGCCTGCAGGCAATGCTGTATGACAAGAATGGAAACAGGGATATGACAGCTGTTTATGATTTTAATCTGATGTGCTGCGTGTATGGAATTGTAGAACCAGACCTGAAAAATGAGAAACTCATGGAACACTTTGGAGCTTCGACACCGAAGGATTTGGCAGCGGCTTTATTTGGAGTGGAATCGGGGCCTATTGCAAGCAAAATTGTTGAACTTTCCGGACTTGGAGAAAATGCTGAGGAAGAAGTAAAAAACTCATAAAGGTGGACAGCGAAGCACGCGTGGCTTATGAGCTGTTCTGCCTAAAGAAATGGAAACCATCGGAATATTACGATATGGGCGCAGGTGAACGTTTGATCACTCGCGCCTTTTTAAAACAAGAATTGCAGGACATAAAAGAGGAGATGAGAGACAAGGGCAGGTAAGACAGTTGCAGCAGTTGTAAAGCTGATTGACGATTTCAGCAATCCGTCGAGAGAAGTAGCGGCACAGGCACGCGACCTAGAAAAACGATTTAATAGTGTTGCGGGCGTATTTTCTCACGCAGGAGAAGCATTTACTGCTGCAGGAGAAACATTGACCAAGTCGGTCACTGCACCATTGGTAGCGGTTGGAACTGCGGCGATTAAATTTTCCTCTGATTCACAGGATGCTTTCCAACAGTTCGCGGCGGCAACAGGAACCGCATCGAATGAAATGGGAAAATATAAAGATATGATCAATGATGTTTACAAGGACAATTTCGGAGAATCTATCAATGATGTGGCAGAAGCCATGGCGACTGTTAATCAGAACATGTCTTACTTGGACGACTCAGCTCTTCAGAGATGTACGGAGTATGCTTACACTCTATCGGATACATTTGGAGTAGACGTAGCAGAAAGTACAAGGGCGGCCGATTCACTCATAAAGAACTACGGCGTATCAGCGAGAGAAGCCTTTAATCTTATGACACAGGGAATGCAGTCGGGCCTTAATTTTTCGGATGAACTTTTTGATAATATTGACGAATACTCTGTACAGTTCAAGAAGCTGGGACTGGATGCAGAGGATATGTTCTCTGTTTTTGCAAACGGTGCACAGAATGGAGCTTTTAACTTGGACAAGATCGGAGATGCCGTAAAAGAATTCTCGATCAGGGCGATAGATGGATCAGACACAACAAAACAGGGATTCGAGGCCCTTGGAATGAATGCAGATGAAATGGCACAGAAGTTTGGGGCCGGAGGGAAAACTGCAAAAGAAGCATTCAATGAAGTAATAGAAGGACTTGCTTCTATGGACGATCCGGTAGCACAGAGTGCGGCCGGAGTAAACCTATTCGGAACCATGTGGGAAGATTTGGGACCTCAGGTTATAACATCCATGTCAACGGCGAGTGATGCTATAGATAAAAGCAGAGAATCTGTCGAAGGACTGGTAAATGTAAAATACGACACTTTATCAGGAGCTTTAGGAGGACTCTGGAGAACCATACAGGTGGATGTACTGCAACCAATTGGAAATCAATTAATTCCGTATGTTACGAAAGGAATCAGTGCTATACAGAAATTTACGGACAAATGGAATAAACTGGGGCCGACTACTCAGAAGACAGTCGTGAAATTTGCGGCAGTGGCAGCGTCAGTAGGACCTGTTTTAATGGGGTTTGGAAAAATTTCTACCGGAATAAGCACGATGATCTCGAACTTTGGAAAAATAGGCGGTGCAATCACGAGACTGACAGGTGCTTCAGGATTCTCGGGAATTGCAAAGATTATGACTGGCCCATTTGGAATTGCAGCAGCGGCAGTGGCAGCAGCAGCAATCCTGATTTATAAAAACTGGGACAGAATTGCACCGATCTTGCAGAAGATCGGACAAAGATTTGCAGATTTCTGGAAAACAGTACAGCCACAGTTGGAACCGTTTATTAATCTTGTAAAAGAAGTAGCGTCTTACTTGAAAGAGACGTTGGAACCTGTTTTCAAAATAGTGTGGAAAGCAGCAGGAGATTATGTTGTAAAATTCTTTGATGATGTAAGTGTCATAATCGATGGAGTGCTTGGAGTGTTCGAGGGAGTTATCACATTCCTGACAGGCGTGTTCCAGGGAAACTGGGAAAAAGCATGGAATGGAATCGTTCAGGCGGTAGGTAGCATTTTCGGAACACTGGAATCACTTGTAAAGACACCGCTTAATGCGGTGATCAACCTTGTGAATAAAGCAATTGGAGCGATTAATAAAATAAGTGTTGACCTACCCAGTGCTGTTGGCGGAGGGCATATCGGATTCAATATCCCAACGATTCCGACTTTGGCGAAAGGTACTGATTACTGGCAGGGCGGAATCGTGCAGATCAGCGAAAAGGGTGGAGAAATTGTTGACCTTCCAACTGGAAGTAGAGTATATCCACACGATGAATCTGTGCGGATAGCACGCCAGGATGGAAGGAAGAATTATTCTATTGCAATTGCAAAACTGGCAGACAGCATCGTGGTGAGAGAAGAGGCGGATATCGACAAGATCGCCGAGGCGATTGTAAAGAGGATTGAACAGGCAATTGATAATATGCCGCAGACAGCATAGGAGGAGATATGGAATACTGGTTAAAGAATAAAGACAAATCAATACAACTTCCTATAAGACCGGCATCATTCAACGTGACCTTTGAAAATACACATCAAACTGTTAATGTGCAAACAAGAGGGGATGTAACAATACTTGGGAAAAAAGGACTTAAAACGTATACGATTGAGTCTTTTTTTCCGGCACAGGATTACCCTTTTGCAGACTATGCAAAAGACAGAAATCCTTGGGAGTATGTAAAAGAAATCCTCGGATGGCAGGAAACCCCTATTCAATTCATTATTACAAAAACAAAGATTAATAAAAATGTAATAATAACATCTTTTCAGTTCGGGGAAGACGACGGAACGGGCGATATAACATATTCAATCACTATGAAAGATTATCGTCCGCCAAAATACACGAAACCGTTGAAGGCAGTCCTGGAACCTGTAAAAACGGAGAAAAAGAAGCCAGAAAAGGAGAACAGCCGATCAGACAATAAACCAAAGAAAAAAAATCATACAGTAAAAGGAAATGACACCCTCAGGAGTATCGCAAAAAAATATTACGGTTCAGGATCCTATGCGAACAAAATCTACAATGCAAACAAGACTGTCATAGAAAAAGCCGCAAAAAAGCATGGACGTGTAAGCAGCGCACATAATGGTGTAAATGGCTGGTATATATATGACGGGACAAAGCTGGTGATACCATGAAAATAATGTGGAATGATGCGAAAATAACCGGTTATGTAACGAGTGTGACTTGGGCTGGGAGTGCTAAACAGGCAGCCAGAACAGTCGTGTTTAGTGTTGCATACAGCCCGAATGATAAGAATGTCAAGACTCTTGGCATAAAATTAGGAGACAAAATTGTATTCTACCCAGGATATCCGGATGATAAAAAAACGAAATTTGTCGGAATTATTACCCAAAGAGAAAGAAAATCTGAAATGGGTGAGCTACAGTATACAGCAACTGACGGCATGATGCATCTCTTACGATCTAGCGGTACATACCGTTTTGCAAACAAAACCCCTGAAAAAATCGCACAGATGGTCTGCAGAGACGTAAAAGTAAAGACCGGATCCATTGCAAAAACTAAGATGCCTATTGCGAAAATATTCTTTCAGGAACGCCCGTATTATGAAATTATCATGGCTGCATACACAAAAGCATACCGAAAAAACAAGAAAAAATACATCGCGCAAATGAACGGAGATAAGCTGGAGGTCATACAAAAAGGGAAAGTTATCCCCGATTTCCACATACGGCAGGGGGAAAGAATTACAGAGTCCTCATATACAGAAGATTTAGACAGCATGGTAAATCGTGTATATATCTATGACTCAAACAATAATAAAATTGGAAGTGTGAGTAACTCAAACTGGATAAAGAAATACGGCATATTTCAAAACGCGATATCCGTAGATAGTGGAAACGGGAAAACAGAAGCTAAGGCAGAACTGCAAGGCATAAATAAAACCGCAAATTTGACTATGATTGGGGACTACAGATGCATTTCTGGATTAGGTGTGATTATAGAGGACTCCAGGACCGGACTGAAGGGAAAATTTTGGATAGAAAATGACAGCCATGAATGGAATGGTGGAGTTTATACGACAACTTTGGAACTTGCGTTCAAAAACGTGATGGATATTCAGGAGGAAGACGAGGAACAGATTGCGAATTCTGCAGGCGGCAGCAGTACAACGACCAGCAATGCACTGGATGATGTACTGAATCAGGCACGAGCGTGGATTGGAATATCAGGAAGTACGAATGAAGCCACACAATACTACGGGTACAATGGAGTTGCATGGTGCTGCATCTTCCAGTGGTCAATATTTAATAAATCTGGACATGGAGACCTGTTTATGGGTGGAGGAAAGACTGCAAGCTGTTCTGAGGTGACACAATGGTACCGGGCAAGAGGGAAATTTGGAACAACGCCAAAAACTGGCGCGCTGGTAGTGTACGGACCGGGTGGAGGAAGCCATATAGGCTTAGTGGAAAGCGTTTCCGGATCGGGAATCAACGATTATGTGTCTATTGAGGGAAATACAAGCGGTGCAACAGGCGGACTTGCAGCGCGAAAGCAGTATGGAAACCGAAGAAGCGATGTATACGGATTTTGTTACATTGACTATCCTGTTACAACAATATCAATTGGAAGCGGCGCGACTATATCTGGTACGTCCAAACCGGTACCAACGGGACTGCAACAATCCGGCATATGTCCATGGGATTATACGATTTATCCATATTGGTATAGCCGATGGAATGGTGATTCTATGCAAAGAAGGGTTGCAGATATATGGAATGCGAAAGGACGAGCAAGCGATCATGGCATAGCGACTATAGATGGCTATTATCTTGTTGCTGTGGGATCATACTTTGGCTCTTGTGGCGACCTTATAAGTTTTACACTGGAAGGTGGGATAAAACTGAACTGCCTTGTTGCGGATGAAAAGAATGCAGGGGACAGCAGCGGCAGTGTTTATGGACATTGGCAGGACTACCCTGCTTCTGGATGGTCGATCATAGAATGGGAGAGCATGGGCGGAAGCGATTATTCAAACTCTGGAGCACTATTAAATGTAAGTCAGTGGCAGGGAAAGAAAGTAACCGCAGCTATTAATGGAGGAAGATATCAAGGTCTATAAATACGTACGAACGGTTCGTAGAGCAAATGAGAAAAGCTGGAAAATTCCATAACGCTCCGGCACCTCAACTTGGAGTCATGATGGAGTCGGGAAAGGTAAGAATAGACACAATGACATTGAAAAAAGAAGATTATCTAATAGATTGCAATTTGCGCTTGGACCCGAACAAAAAAATATTCCTGCATACTTCAAAACCTGAATCGGCAGAATATATGACAGACTCCGACCATAATGTCACTATGGAAGAATATAGAAAAAACATCTTAAAAGAAGGAGATATCGTTCTTCTCTTGAAACTGCATAAACATGAGAAATACATTTTGATTGCAAAGGTGGTGGAAGCAGAATGATGTTTCCGTTTGAAGAAACTGAAGAAGAAACTCAGGAAGAAAATTTATATATTCCCAGGGAATATGGAATTGATTTTGAGACAGGGCAACTTTCCGGAAAGATGGTCGAAGGATACGATGCGCTTCTTGTGTGGGCGTGGTTGGCGTTAAGAACACCACGCTATCGGTATTATATCTATTCAGAAGATTATGGACAGGAATATGAGAATCTTGTAGGAAAGAGTTATTCTGAAGAACTGACAGATTCCGAACTGGAGAGGATGACGGAAGAATGTCTGACAGAAAATCCGTATATAACCGGAATTGAGAATTTCTCATGCGTAAAACAGGAAGAAAAGATCACGCTGACGTTCAGACTTATAACAGAACTCGGAGACGGGGAGGTGAACACAGATGTTTGAAGAAATGACTTATGAAACAATAATGCGCTCAATGATGGAAGATATGCCGGATGATATCGACACATCGGAAGGCAGCCTGATATTTAATGCATGTGCAAAACAGGCAGTAAGACTTGAGGAAGCTTATTTGATACTTTCAGGAATTGAGAAAAACATGTATGCGGACACTGCGGATCTGGAACACCTTATCAGGAATGGAAATGACAGGGGATGCTACATCAATCAAGCGACATATTCAGAGATTACTGCTCAATTTAATTGCGAGGTGCCATTAGGGTCGAGATGGAATCTTGATGAATATAACTACACTGTTTTTAACGTGATAAATGATGCGGAACATATATACAGACTTGGATGCGACGAACCAGGAGCAGAACCAAACCATATTACAGGAGAACTTGACCCTATTGAATACGTAGAGAATTTTGAGTGGGGTAGAAGTATCAAGTGTATTCTGGAAGGCACTGATCAGGAAGAAACAGAAAGTTATCGCGCAAGACTGTTGGCGACTTATAATTACCGAGGGTTCGCCGGAAACCGAGAATATTATAAAAGCCGTGTTAAAGAACTGAGAGGTGTCTATGGATGCAAGTTGGAACGGGTTAAAACGCCATCTGACAGAATTGCGATAACTATCATTGGACAGGACTATAGAACACCACCACAAGATGTTATTACTGCAACACAGACGGCAGTAGATCCGGTCGTAAACAGTGGAGAAGGAGAAGGATTTGCGCCAATCGGACACAGGGTGTCCATTACTGGAGTAAAAGAAACAACCGTAAATATCACAACGACTATAACATGCGAATCCGGATACACTACAGAAGCTTTAACGAGCTATATTAATCAGGCTGTTGATGAATATCTGCTAAGTCTTCGAAAAGAATGGGAAGAAAACGACACGATTATTGTACGTATTTTGCAGATAGAAGCTGCGATTGTAAAAATTAAAGGAATAATAGATGTCACAGGAACACTAATCAATGGGACAGATGACAATCTACAGATAACAGATAAATCAGTCCCGGTAAAAGGGGAGATTACATGCACATAAAAGTGGAATATCCGGAAGCTGTAATAAATATCCGGGAAATAAAAGCGTGCATCGACGCAGGAGACACTATTGGCGAAATTCTTGAAAGACATTTGGAAGAAATAGATCAGGATATCACAATTAAGACATCTGCAGAGTCAGGCATACAGCACAGAGAAAAGATCCTTGGAATCCAACCTCTTGATACGTCGAGCCTAGAAGACCGGAGACTGGAAGTTCTTTTGAGGTGGTGGTCCAGCCCTGTATACACAGAAACAACGCTGCGCCAGAAACTGGACGCAGTACTCGGAAGAGAAAACTATATACTGGACATTGAACTGGATAAAAAACAGGTATCATGCCAGGTTGAGGTGACGAGAAAGTATATGATTAAGGGAGTAGAAGATCTGTTTGAACAGATGGTTCCACTCGATTATCTACTAGAAATAACCCTTAGATATAATCAATACAAAAAATATAAACCTTATACATATAAGCAGCTAAAAGAAAAGACATATTACCAGCTGCGGAATGAGGAGGTAACATTTGCAGAAAACAACTAATTATAGATTCCCAAAACCGGAAGATGATGATTTCTTCAACGTGAAAGATTTCGCAGACATGATGGACAAGGTCGATGAAACTCTTGCAAAAGTAGAAAACGCTGGAGGAATTTATGTCGGAGGGACAAACCTTTCGACGGAAGCTACGATTAATGATGAAGAAGCAGAATACCCTGTTCTGAGCAAAAATGCAAGCTCTATATCAGAAACAATGTTATTCTCAAAAAGCCTTGCACTGAAAATAGGAACATATTCAGTTATGATTCGTATGAAGGTTTCAGATATATCGAAAACCGATTCTGTTATATCTGCAAAAATCAGAAAAGGATCATATACCGGAGAGATCATTAAAGAAATCCGCATTTCACCAAACATGTTTGATGCAAACAATAAATATAAGATTTTGGGAACTATTGTAGATTTCGGAGAAGTAAAAAAAGGTACGAAAATGTACATTGAAGCGTCGATCATGAAGACGACAATAATGGAAACAGTAACAATTGACTATATGCTCGTGAACCCGGCTTACACGTCAGTATCAGCAGTATAGGAGAAGAATAAGGATCATAACAGCTGAATCTTTGAAACGGATCAAAGAAAAAGTAAAAAAAGTAATGATGAGCAGAACAGCAGAACAAATGGGAGGATCGCTGAAGAAATATGCAGCGCAGGAATATGATTTTGATTTCATGCCGCAGAATGGAAAACAGGTTTCAGATGAGCACATTCAAAAGATCATTGATCCACTTCTGGAAATCAATGATTTCCTGCAAGATAACAGTCTGAGAAAAGAAAGAACTGCTCTTGAAATGACTTTGGAAAGAGCGGAAAATTTCGCAGACAAAATGCTGAACATACAGAAAGATGCAAAGGTATCGGGGTGTAGGGGGAATTGCACAGGTCTATGCGAACTGGCCTGTACATCCACCTGTACGGGATGCACTTCATGCTCTGGAAACTGCAGCACTACGTGCGGAAAACAGTGCTCAGATGGCTGCTCAGGTGGCTGTGGTGGCTGTACAGGTGGATGTTCGAGCGGTTGCACGCATACATGCGGTGCAGGATGCACAACATCAACAAAAGCTTAAAAGGAGGAATGTAAAAGGGCTTGCACATCTAGTTGCGGAACTCAGTGCGCGACAAGCTGTCAGAATACAACGAAAGGAAATTGCGGAAGCTCATGCGGAACTGCATGCTCAACCAGCTGTAAAACTGGATGCAGTGGGAATTGTGATAGGCTATGCAACAGAGCATGTGAGGATGAATGTACGGGTTGTCAGGCAACATGCGCAGATGACTGTTCGGGTGGCTGCAAAACGGATTGCTTCCAGACCTGCACGATAAATTGTGCAGAGACTTGCGCAGATTGCACAAACGGGTGCGGAGGTTCCTGCTTTGCAACATGCGCAGATGACTGTTCGGGTGGCTGCAAAAATGGATGTACTGGATGCGGGTACAGTTGTTCATACGATTGCTCTGGATGCTCTGGGACATGCTCAGGATACTGTACTGGATGCGACAATAGATGCACAGCGTCGTGTTCGACATCATGCACTGGCTGTTCTGGATGCAGTTCATGCGGAAGTTCATGCGGATCCGAATGTACATCTTCATGCATGGGAGGATGCGCGGAGTCGTGTTCAAATAGCTGCTCTACGATTTGCGGAGGATGCAGTACTTCATGCTCGTCAAATTGTTCTACTAATTGCGGAAATACATGCAAAGATACATGCTATGGGCAAGTTTCATCTACAGTAAAATGACCGACTTGGTCATTTTGAAAAACAGGAGGAAGAAAAATGAAGTTAGTTTTAAAAAATAAACAGGAAATAGAAATAGCAGGAATGAACAATTCGTTCTCGTTTGAAAAATTTAAAGATGGAAAAGGAAATGAATTAAATTACAACAGCCTTATCACCATGTATGTGGGAGAAAATGAAACTTTTGAATCAGTCAAGAAAAAATTATCAGACGGAAACGACTCAGAATTCACATTAAGCGTTGGAAAAACAAAAAGGGACTTTCCGGGGTGGAAAGTGGACGTGATCACAGAGGATCTGTCAGACAGAGGAAGCGTGATCACGATAAAACTTGGAGCGATCTAAAGAAGGGAGAAACTATGAGAAAGATAATTGTAGAAATCGAAAGAGAAAAAGCAGAATACATTGAAAGATTAAACTTTGAACTGGGATTTGCAAAAGATGTTATCCAGAGAATTATTGAATCACATCCGAACGATCCGGACGTGATCAATTCCGAAGCATTTAAAGTATATCAAAAAAAAGGAGCAGAGCTGGAAGCGGAGTACAAACTGGCAGTTCAGGAAATTGAAAAGTTGTATATACCGGGAGCAATAAAGAAGCATAAATATAATTGGATGCTTCCAAACAATTCGACGAAACTTGAGATCAACATAATGTGCAATTGCGAAATCGAAGGTGTTGAAAATGAAAAGAACTGAGCAGTACACGGAACAATTAAGTAGATTATATCCGGAACTTCATCAGGCGAATGAAAAAGAAAAAATCTTAACACAAACAGTCACCTTTCAGGTGACTGATGACTGCAATCTTGCGTGCACATATTGCTATCAGATTAAAAAAGGAAAACGCAAAATGAGCCTTGTAACGGCTGAGAAAATGATAGATTTACTGTTGACCGGAGAAAAAGGGATGAAAGAATATATCAACCCCCATAAATCTCCGGGATTGATCATTGACTTCATAGGCGGTGAGCCATTATTGGAAGCAAAATTAATAGACCAGATATGCTCATATGCAATTGACAGAATGATAGAACTTAATCATCCGTGGCTTGATAAGACGATGTTTTCTATATGTTCAAACGGAACATTATATCATGATCCAGAGGTCAGGAAAGTGCTTGATAAATGGAAGAACAGATTGTCTTTCTCAGTCACAGTTGACGGGAATCAAGAACTGCATGATTCTTGCCGCATATTCCCAGATGGAAGCCCTTCGTATGACTTGGCAGTATCCGCGGCAAAAGATTGGATGGACAAAGGGAATTACATGGGTTCGAAGATCACCATTGCACCGGCTAATGTAATGCATACATACGATGCAATTATTCATATGTTCGAGCTGGGATACAATGAAATCAACGCGAACTGTGTATACGAGGACGGATGGAAGCCAATTCATGCAACCGTCCTATATAACGAAATGAAGCGTCTCGCGGATTACATTTTGGAAAATAATATGGATTTCGAAAATGATTATTATTGTTCACTGTTTGAAGAGGAGTTCTTCCATCCGAAACAGGAGGACGATCTGGAGAATTGGTGTGGCGGAAACGGAGTGATGTTGGCCGTAGATCCGGCAGGCATTATATATCCGTGTTTGCGCTACATGGAAAGCTCTCTGGGAAATCAACAGGAACCTTATTCAATCGGAGATGTAGATCATGGAATCTGCCAGACGGAATGCGACAGATGCCGCGTAGAGCGTTTGAAAAAAATTGACAGGAGAACACAGAGCACAGACGAGTGCTTTAACTGTCCTATTGCAGAGGGCTGCAGCTGGTGCACTGCATACAATTACCAGATTTTCGGTACACCGGACGCCAGGGCAACATATATATGCATTATGCACAAAGCAAGAGCACTGGCGAATGCTTACTTCTGGAACAGATATTACAGAAAAAATAAAATCAATAAAAGAATGAAACTATACATCCCGAAAGAATGGGCATTGGATATTATCACGGAAAAAGAATGGAATTTGCTAAAGAGGGAGGCAGAAGAGGAATAATATAATCACTGCTGTTTTTTCAGAAACAGAAACAAATATTCGGGCCGAAACAGCGTGGCAGTATGATTACGGACAGATTCTTCGGATTCAGGGCTTAAATCTTCCAAGGGCAGTAGAAATGCATTTCTCGCTGGAAGAAACAGGTGGAACATCTGTAACAAGAATAGGAACAACGAAAGATTCTGTAACAGATGTGCCTATTCCGGATTCTATGCTGGAAAACGAAGGAACTGATCAAAATTACAAAATATACGCATTTATATACCTGAGTGAAAACACAGCTGGAAACACAGAACATAAAATAACCATACCGGTTAAAGCAAGACCAAAACCTGAGGTTCCTGGAACACCAGGAGAACCGGAGCTCTTCCGGAAAGCAGTCGAAGCCGTGAGTGAAGCAGCTGGAAGAGCAGAAAGAGCCCAGGAGCAGGCTGAAGCATGGACGCATGGACATGAGAAACATCCAGAATGTGATACAGATAATGCAAAATATTACGCTGAACAGGCAAAGAAAGAGACCACATCTATTTCGGGCAGAGTGGAAAATGGAAAGAAAGACATTGATAGTTATATCCGCCAGAAAAAAGCTGATCTGAAAGGAGAAACAGGAAATGTCTTTTTTGCTGCATTTAGAGTTGTGACAGGCAAATTAAAACTGTATTCAGATCCAGCAGTTGATAAGGTTCGGTTCCGAAGAACCGGATCACGTCTGAAGTACAGACTGAAAATGTGACAGGAGGATAAAATGAATACAGAAAATAACTACATAGAAACCGATTTGGGGAATGTTGCCTTAAATCCGAGAGGAGAATATGATTCTTCAGCTGCCTACGAATATCTTGATGCAGTTTCATATCAGGGCGGCTCATACTTCTGCCTGGCAGAGCTGGAGACAACAATCACAGGAATCGCTCCTGATCCGGGTCATAATTCAGAGCATTGGCAGATGATAGCCCTTCCAGGAGATATGACACCGGAATATACCGCAGCCTATGATGATGTGATTAATAAAGCCAAACAGGTTGAAACATCCAGAGCAGTAGTAGAGCAGTCCCAGCAGGAAATAGAATCAGCTCACACGGATATACAGCAGTTACATTCCAACACTGTGCAAGCAGCGCAGGAAGCTGAGAATAGCAGAGACAGTGCCGCAGGCTACACCCAGAGCGCAGAGCAGTCCAGAAAGGCAGCATCAGAGTCTGAACAGAATATCAATGCACAGATCGCCGGATTTGATGAAAAAGTGACCGAATCGGTCACTTTGGCTCAGGAAGAAATTGATAAGACAAGGAAACAGGCGATACAGACTATAATCAGTCAGCAGGAGACATCCGTAAAGAAAGTAAAGAGCCAGACAGAAGATTATATTGCACTGAAAGAATTAGAAGCACAGCAAGGAATTACAGAACATACCAATCAGGAGATTGGAAGATTTGATGTAAACATAAAGACGGCGAAAGATAATCTGAACAAGACAATTGCGGATGCAACTGCAAAGGATACGACACTCAAAAAAACGATTTCGGACGCGGCAAATTTAAGCACAGAAATTGGAAAATCCTTAGAAGCTGTCAAAACTGCCACGACTACAGCTGAAACAGCGGCAACAAATGCAAATGCCGCCACAAAAGCTGCTAAAGACCAGGCGGCTGCCGCCAAGTCCGCAACAGATGCACTGATTGCTCAGACACAACATATAACTTTGGCAATAAATAGTGAAGACGGCGGACTTGATATCGTCTATACAGAATGATGAGGAAAATATGAAAGCTGCAGAAGTAAATATCATTTTTACGTCTGATGGACCAATCAGACCATATCAACCCAAATATGAGTCAACACGCATATGGGTTAAAAAAGACGGACATTTATATGCATATATTCCTAAGTCATTGCAAAACTATATGCACCTGGAACTTGACGATAACGGAAGACTGATTTGTATAAGTAGAGACAAGGCAAGCTTCAGGATGAAAAATGGAAGGTTGGAGGTGATGGCGTGATTTGGGAAGACTTAGGTGCAGTAAGCGCATATGCAATCGCACAAGAAGAAGGATACCTCGGAACAAAGAAAGACTTTGCTCAGATGCTTATCAATGCGGCAACTCTTCCAGATGTTGATAAAATTGTACAGTCAGCGCAGAAAGCCACGGAGGAATCCAAGAATCAGACAAAAGAAGCACAAATATTAACAGAAACTATTAAAAAGCAGACGAATCATATAAGTTTTTCCATAAACAGTGAGGATGGAGGACTTGATATTGTCTATACAGAATAACTAGAGATTATAAATAAAGGAGGAACAGAAATGGCAACAGGAGACCAGACACTCATTAATTTCCCACGCGAAAGCACTATGAAAGAAATTTCACAGGCATTGCAGACAATGGCATTTACACAGGCAGCAAACCTGGAAAACATATCAACGTGGGACCAGATCAGCGGACTTTCCAGAAATGGGTACGCTCAGAAAATTTTTGATTTCGGAGACCAGATTCTTGAGAAATGGACAGATACTGCCGTCGGCCAGGAATATGATTTCCCGTGGCAGGTCACACATTTTGAAAATGTAGAACTGGAGGACGGAGAAGTCATTCCAGGAACATTCCTGGAAGCGCATTACACAACCCCATTTGGATTACAGTTTAGCAATCGTGCATTCTTGCGCTGTCCGGATGGACTGGCAGCAGGAACTTATCACCTCAAATTAGAAAAGGATTGGGGAAATAATGCAAAAGCAGACACATACTGGCAGTTTACTTTGACCAAGGCCGTACCTGCAGGCGGATCAGTATATGGATTCACACAGATGCCGGACGTTGCGCCGAGCAACTGGAAAGCAACCTCTTATGCTGCAGACGGGATCACCACAATTGAAACCGTGGCAGTTACATCCGGATCAGACGGAACAGATCTGGGAACCATGCAGCACACAACCAGAAACGGAAATCTTAACAGTATGCAGGAATCAGCATACGGATGGAATCGCTGGAAATACTCAGCGGCCCGTCAGTGGCTCAATTCAACACAACCAAAGGGCAAATGGTGGACAAAACAGGATGACTGGGATATTGCGCCGAGTCAGTTAGCCACAAAAGACGGTTTCCTCTGCGGAATGCCTGCGGATATGCTGGCAGCATTAAAGACGGTCAAAGTAACTACACTTGCGAACACGGTCAATGATGGCGGCGTGACAGATATCACATACGACAGAGTATTCCTTGCATCCATGTCTCAGATGAATGTCAACATGAGCAAAGAGGAGGGAACAGTTCACGAATACTGGCAGCGGAGAACAAATTCCAAAACACCAATTGAACCATGGAAAACCTATCCGATTATGATTAGATATTCAGCTGCGAATCACACATCACCTCAGATTGTGTTTTCTCGTTCAGCTAACCGTGGCTACGCTAGCAACGTCATGAATGTGTACGCCAGTGGCGACGTAAGCACCACGAACGCATGGCGCTCGAATGTGTATGCCCCGCTTGTCGTCGTATAATCAGCAATCAAATAATCCCTGCACCCGCGGATGCAGGGATGGAAAGAAAAAGAAATGGCAGTTAAAGCAGGTGAGAGAAATGTACCGGACACACCACAGAACAGACAGTTAAATGCAGTATGGTACGCAAGAGAGCTGGCGGTCTACACGATTCAGATTTGCAAGAATAAAAAGGTATTTCTTCCGGAATATCAATCTGCGCTCACGGACGATATCATCCGGACAGCGAAAGATATTTATATAAATGCCTGGACCGCAAACAATATCCGGGTAACAGAAAAGAATAAGAAAGAGCTATGGGCCTGGAGAAGTAAACTGCAGCGTCAGGCGATTCTGGATTGCAACAACTTACTTGCACTAATCGGACTTGCACACCCTCTCTTTCACCTGAAAGGCAAAAGGATAGAATACTGGTCAGAACAGACACTCAAAGTTAGGAACTACATCAAGAAATGGAGAGAGTCTGATGTAGACCGGTACTCATAAAAAAATATGGGACGTAGGCTATCACCTCAGAATGTGTTTTCTCGTTCAGCTAACCGTGGCAACGCTAACAACGTCATGAATGTGAACGCCAGTGGCAACGTCAACAACACGAACGCATGGAACTCGAATGTGTATGCCCCGATTGTCTTCCTAAAAGCATTATGGTTATTGCATAGCAATGATCGCCTTGAAGATATAGACAAGGAGCCGAAATCCCTGGCATAAGCCTAAACAATACCGCGGATAATCGAAAGAGACAGTGCGTGACTTACATAAGCCTGCCAGCACTGAGAAACTGCGGAAACACAAAAGATGAAAGATCATATAACAAGCTATGATAGTTTATACGAATCAATGCTGAAATGTAAGAATGGAGTAACATGGAAACCATCAGTTAAGTCGTTTTTGTTAAATGGAGAAGAAAATATACTCCGGATGAAACATCAGCATCAGGACGGAACATGGAAGAATGGGAAGCCTAAAACAGTCTTGATAACATATCCGAAACGCCGGGAAGCTCTCAGTATTCCGTTTAAGGATCGGGTATATCAAAGGAGCATTAATGATAATTCTCTTTATCCTCAAATGACAAAGGGATTCACTTATTCAAATTGCGCCTGCCAGACAGGAAAGGGAACAGACTTTGCAAGAGCACTGGTTAAAAAATATCTATGGAATTATTACTGCAGATACGGCACAAAAGGATGGATAGTTCAGGTTGACATACATGGATACTACCTAAACATGCGGCACAGTGATGTGGAAAGGCAAATAAGGAATCTGACGGATAAGGATACAACAGAAATGTCGTGTGGAGTTTTACGAGACCAGTACGCAGGAGAAACCGGATACAATCCAGGATCTCAAATGGTACAGATTGCCGGTATTTCGCTTCTGAATCCATTAGATCATTACATCAAAGAACAGTTGCATGTAAAATACAATATCAGATACATGGATGATTTCTGGATTCTTGTTAAAACAAGAAAACAGGCTGAGAGAGTTTTCAGTGAGATAATGAAGCAATTGCAGATATACGGGCTGGAAGCAAATGAAAAGAAATCACACATAACACCGCTTGAAAAAGGATTTACATTTTTGGGATTCGACTATCGGCTGACAGAAACAGGAAGGATAATCATGACGCTTAACTCAGATAGTGTAAAGCATGAAAGAAAAACTCTTGTGAGGATGGTTCATAAATCACAGAGAGGAGAACTTGAACCGGAAAAAGTAGATGAACATCACAATTCCTGGGAAAATAATGCTGATAAAGGAAATTCGTATAAAGTAAAACAAAGGACTCAGAAATATTTAAAACAGTTAAGAAAGGGTGAAGAACATGGAAGTAAGAAAAATGACTCAGACACCTGCGGAAGCGGCAGAGGACGAGAACCTCAGAGCAACCGTAGAAAAGCAGAAAAAAATCATTGAAAACCAGAACGTAACAATTCAGTATCTGGCAGCAATGACAGACGTTTATATTCCGGAAGAGGAGGAAGAGGAAGATGTACAGAATTTTATTGAAAATGAAGAAGATGTATAACCACGAAAATTGGCTGAAAATGGTAGAACAGGCAAAGGAACGTGGAAAACTTACAGATAAAGAGTACCAGGAACTCATTTCTTTGCCAGAGGAGAATAAATGACAAAATTACAGATCATAAGCAAACTCTGGTCCATCATCTTTGACCTGGTCCTGCTTGCAAACGGCCAGAGCAATAAAACTCTGCAGGAGATTGAAAAGGACATTGATCTAGTAGAATTTAATTGCCGTAAATACGCAGATGTTGACGATGATGAACTGCCAGAGAATATAAGAGCAGAGCCGCTGAAAGACATATTGCCGTTTTAAAATTGTGCCGGCGCAAACCGGAGAAAGAGTGAAACAGTGAAAGAAATACTCGTGCAGACATATACTATTGTGTTACCGGTTCTTTTAGGGTATATCGTCTGGATCTTGAAGAACCAGAAAAAGGACCGGGATGCAAACAGCAAGGGAACCATGCTCCTGCTCCGTACTCAACTGATCGAGTACCATGCAAAGTACATGAAACTGGGAGATATCCCTTCCTATGCATATCAGAACTTCTGCGAGATGTATGATGCATATCATGCGTTGGGTGGAAATGGCATGGTAACAAAAATGAAACAGGAAATCGAAGAATTGCATATTAAAAGAAAAGGGGAATGATTATGGATGTAAAAGTAATGATGCAGTATGTAACTTATGGTCTGGCACTGATCGGAGGGCTTGCTTTCATAGTATCAATCATTGTGCAGGTGATTAAGGAGCTTCCGGGATTGAAAAACATTCCGACCAGCATTGTAGCTCTTGCAGCGTCCCTGGTACTGTGTCCGGTGGCATTGTCTGTATTGTGTACATATTATAAAACGGTGATCACATGGTATTATGTGTTCGCATCATTCCTGGCCGCTTTTGTAGTATATCTGGTAGCAACTGGCGGCTGGGAGAAGGTAAAAGAGATCTGGGACAGAACAAAGTATAAGGATTCAGGGGATGAGTGATCATCCCTTTTTCTCTATGAAAGGAGACTGACATGGAAATAAGAGGAATAGACGTTTCTGCATGGCAGGGAAACATAAATTGGGATACCGTGGCCAACTACGGCATGGATTTTGTAATCCTCCGGATCACAGAAGCCGGAAACGTGATTGATAACTGCTTTGAGAAAAATTACTCCGGATGTCAGAAGCATAACATTCCAACCGGAGCATATAAATACAGTTATGCCATGACAGTTGCGGAGATACAGAGCGAAGCCAGAAAAGTAGTGGAAGTTTTGAACGGGCGAAAACTGCAGTATCCGGTCTGGCTGGATTTGGAATGGAATAATCAGAGAAGCCTCGGAGCTGAACAGATCCATAAATTGGCAGAAGCATTCGAAAAGATTATCACGGCAGCGGGATATAAATTTGGTATTTATTGCAATGTGGACTGGTACCTGAATGTAATTTGTAGCCATCTGAAAAAATATGATTTCTGGATAGCCTGTTATCCGGAATCAGATAATGGAACCTTACAGGAACGACTCCGGCCGGACTTTGGTGTGGGCTGGCAGTATTCCAGCAAAGCGAAGATACCAGGCATCAGTGGAACTGTAGACAGAAATGTGTTCTATAAAGACTATGCAGAAAGCAAAAAGCAGGAGGGAGGAACAGACGTGGACAAGGAAATTGAAAAAGTTATTCTAATTGCGAAAAATGAAGAAGGTTATCTTGAAAAGAAAAGTAACAACCAGCTTGATAACAAAACAGCAAATGCAGGATCCGCAAATTATACAAAATATTGGCGAGACATTAAGCCGGATTATCAAGGACAGCCCTGGTGCGCAGCGTTTATCTCTTGGTGTTTCATGAAAGCTTTTGGCCTGGATAATGCAAAGAAACTCTTGAAACACTGGCCTTACGTGTACTGTCCAACGCTGGGAAAACTGTTTACCCGGAACGCAAACCCGAAAATTGGTGATGTTGTTATCTTTTATCATAACGGGATGTTCACTCATACTGGACTGGTTACTGCAGTAATCGGGGATAGATTTTACACAATAGAGGGTAATACTTCCGGTGCATCCGGTATTATCGCAAATGGTGGCGGTGTATGCGCTAAAAGTTACCTTAACAGTCAGATGCCCGGAACTAAGTTCTGCACACCAGACTATAGCATTGTGTCTAATGCAGTGAATAAACCATCTGACATTAATAAAATACCATCCAATACGATACAAACAGGAGAGAAATATATGTTTAATCCAGAAACAGTAAAAGCAGGAGATAAAAATACATCTGTGCTTCTTTTACAGGAAATTTTAAGAGCCAGAGGCTTTAAAGGCAAAAACGGCAAAGCCTTGAAACTTACATGGACAGCAGATGCGAACACGATTTACGCTCTGAAAGCTTATCAGGAATCCAGAAAAGAAGTTTTGGAAGTGGACGGAATATGCGGACCTGCCACATGGAAAGACCTGATTGCAATCTAAAGGAATAAAAAAGGAACTCTATGTTACAGAGTTCCTTTTAATATTACTTATTTGAATCTTCTAAGACAGCTCGCTCTAACAGCTGCCTCACAACATCATTCTCCGAAAGCAATTTTTCGTCTCTTAATAACTTTTTTAAAATGATAACATTTATGAGCAGATTCTTCTGTTCCTATATCGTTGAGCAAAGCAGAAGTCGTTCGGTTCGGCATGGTAAAACGCTGGGAAAGATAACGCAGGGAAGCGCCGATCTCCCCGTCCGGGCCACCGGAGTGCAGTACCCTATAATAGACCTGCAAACCCAGTGTTTATGCGGGTTTGCGGGATTTTTAACTCAGAAAAAATATTACAAAAATGTTAAAAAGGCTGAAATAGCACTTTTTTATGGATGGCTGAAATTCAGGAAATAATGATGTCAAAAGACATTTTTCCGGATTCCTTATCATATATGATCTGTTCCACAACACTTCTGATCAGATTTCCCTTTTCTTCATAACCTACGTCTGGATTCTTCAGGACATCCGCAACAGAACGGATTTCTTTCAGGATTTCTTCTGTGTCAGGCTGATCTGCCTGTTCTTCCTGCAATAGCTGCGAAAGGGCAGCAGTCAATTCTAACCGATCTGATACCAGACGGTCCTTATTATTCTTATATTCTTCCAGAGTATCTACGCCTGCCTCATAAGCCTCTTTGATTCTGCTTTCTCTCATGGTGAGCTTACTGATCTCTCTTTGTAACTGTTCGATCTGCAGTGAATGATCAGTCTTTTTCTTTTTGCACACATATGTAAATTCTGCTCCATCCAAGATCTGATCAAAATAACTTATCGCAGCTTCTTCAGCCTTTTTAACTGATAAGGCAACAGAAGTCTTATGAAATCCCTTTGCGTACTTCCAGCACTGGAAATAAGGACACTTATTATTACCGGTGTAAGAAAGTGTGGCCCCGCAGACAGAACACTTCAAAAGACCGGATAGCCAGTGCTTACAGGCAGAGACATTCCGTGCCTTGACCGGGCGTTTCCGGGAAGTGATCAGCTTCTGACGTTTTTCGTACTGTTCCCTGGAAAGACGTACCTCATGGTTTCCTTCAAATTCCACTCCGTTCCAGACAACAGTTCCGCAATAGAAAGGATTTCCAAGAATCCGGTCAACGCTGCGCCGCTCGAAGAGTTTTCCGCGTTTTGTCCGGTACCCGAGATCATTGCAACGCCTGGCAATAGCTGTCTCATCTAAGTTCTGATTATCATACAGGTCCATAATATAAGAGACAATGGCATATTCAGCCTCATTGATAACATAAGGCTTTCCATGTCCAACTGCAGTATAGCCAAGACAGGGAGACGTCTGATAGCCTTTTTGCAGGGCTTTTTCTTTCATGCCACGCAAGACCTCACCCGACAATCGAATGGAATAGTATTCATCCATCCATTCGATGATGCGCTCGATCAGGCTGCCAAAAGGTCCCTCGATCAATGGCTCAGACACACTGATCACATCTACATTGTCTTTTTTGAGCATACTCTTGTAAACAATGGACTCTTCCTGATTGCGGGCGAAACGACTGAATTTCCATACCAGGATCACATCAATAGGGTGAGAAGGCTGCTTCGCCAGGGCGATCATCTTCTGAAACTCCGGACGCTTCTGTGCGTGCCGGCCGGAAACACTCTCAGTAAAGATAAAGTCCCCG